GGGATGTCGACCAGCTTGCGCGGCAACCAAGCACCACGGTACGAGGCCACAAGCTGCTGGTCTGTCAGCGGACTGAACTCGTATGCGCTTCCAGCAGACTTGTCACGTGCGGTGCCAAGATTGGCTACCACATTGCGAAGTCCATCTGTAACCATGTTTACGAAACCCATGCAGTCCTCACAAATAGTCTAGGGTGTAGCGCTGGCTCACGGCTGGCCAGAAGGCCATGACGATCGAATCAGCAAGGTTTGGCGAGCGCGTGCCCTCTGGAGACTTGTTTACGACGAGCTTCATAGAGCCTGTCGTTGTTGAGGCGGTTGCCTGCCCCAATTCCTTTTGAATCTGGCGCAAGGACGGAAGAGTGGATGGCAGAGTTATGAGGTCGTCCGGTGGGAACTCGACACCCTCAATTACTGCTCTGTGTGTCCGCTCAAATCGCAACCGAAGCTGCCACCATCCTTGCGCCTTAAGATTCGCGTAGAAGTCTTTGTTCAAAGGAGTGTCCTTATCCCCAGGAACGACGTGCTTGTCTGGGTTCAAGACCTTGGCCCCTGCCGACCACGCAATCAAGCGTGTGCCCTTCGGCATGAGACCCTCTGCCTCGAGACGGTTTGATTCCGCCTTCACCCCAGCACCAACGCCTACGCTGTCGTACTGTAGCTCTACTGCCCCATGGTCTCTGCAGAGCTGGATCGCGCGTCGGGTTGTTTGCCCCGTATCTCCGTCGGCCCAGTCTTTCGTCTCAAGCAAGGCCGGACCCTTGCGTATCGCCACCGCATTCCGGTCGCCGCCCTCGTCCGCAACGTCAAGGCCACCAAACAGACGACCCTCAACATCGAACCCGAGCTTGATGTGCGCATCGATCGCCGAACGGACCCATTCGGATGGGATGATCACATTCTCGACCGCAGCAGCGTAGTCCCGCTCGACCTCCTGAGCGAACACGTGCAACAAGCCGTCTGCTACCGCCTTTGCTCTTCTGGTCTCGTACCACTTCTGGTCTTTGTCAGGGTGGTCAGACCAGTCCATGACGAATACGTTCGTTTTGCCTTCCTCAGCAGCGCCGCCAATCCATTCATGACCAGCCTCGCGACGACGATGGAACACGTTACCAAGACCATTGACCGAGGATATGTCGATCTGAACCCGAGTGTTGTCGGCAAGTGCCGCCTCGATCTTTTCTGGCCGCTCATAGTGGGCGCTCTCGTCCTTGAAGTAAATCAACTTACGACCACCACGACCGATGTTGTCTCCGGCCTCGCCGGTGATCGTTGAGCCGTTGTCGGGATTGACAATGCGCATATAGCTCATGTGGTCTTTGGCGCTGAATCCGGCAGGCATGAACTCCTTCGGCAGACCGCTGATCAACAGGCGCATCTTTTCGAAGATGCTGTCCGGATCGCCCAGCTTGTCGACAAGCTGCTCTTTGCGTGAGCCCCAGCCGACAGAAGCGCCGTCCCAGAAGCGCCACAACCAGACCGAGAATGCCGAGCAGACCCAAGTGGCCCCCATATCCCGACACTTTTCAACCAGCCCATTCTCTTCGCCCCTGATCATGGCCAGCAGGAAGTCGACCATGTCGCCTTGCCGCTCGAACAGGATGAAAGGCATCTTCGCCGGTTTGAGCTTGCCCGCATTACGCGGATCGTAGGTGTCCATCCAGTGGCTGATGAATTCCTTCGGATGGTCGCGGTAGAACTCGATCGCCCCGAACAGGAGCGTTGGGTCGGTTCTCATCCGCAACAGCTGCTGTTGTCGCCAGCCGAACACAGAAACATAATCCGGTGGCCACTGATCCTTTGTCAGCGTCTTTGGCGTTTGCCATTGGACGACTTCGTGCTTCATTCGCTCTCAAGTGTTGCGGCGTAGCTCGCTGCCGCCTGTCTCGGATCCATGTCGTGCTCGACCTGCCGCCACTCGATCGGACGGTCGCCGCCACCAAGCTCGACCTTGCTGGTCAGGCCAAGGTCCATCGCAATGATCCGGCTGTTGAACTCGTTTGCTGCGCCATAGACGAACTTGCGCTCACGAACCAACTCACCAACCGCAGAGTGGACCATGCGAACGCTGTCGTCGGAGTCCTTTGCATAGTCTTCCCATTTGCGGATCGAGATGCCCAAGAACAGACACATGCCGCTGACCGTAGGAGCGCGCTCCCTGTGCTTCGGCATGCGGATCGGAGAGCCTTGGTCGTTAACGATATTGTCTATGTGGAGCGGGTTGTTGTCGAGCCACAGGAAGTATTCCATGCACTCGTCCAGCATCTGCTGCGCATTGTCGAAGTGCTTTGGTCGACCGGTCTTGATCTGCTTGGTCAGCTTCTCATGAAGGATCTCGTGCAGCTTTGTCTTTGTGTCAGCCTTTGGCATTTCAGTCTCTCTAAGCAATAGGACACAACAGCCGCTGGAAGCAGCTTTAAGGTGTGGGTAGCGGTCCGGCTTGCGCCTCCAGTCTGATCACCCACGAACAACAAGTGTGTCGTTAATGAATACTATGCCTGAATCCTGTCCAAAAGGAAAGCGGAAACTTTAATGCGAACAGATGACCCAATAACATCAACAAAAACCGAATCACCTTGCTGAATACTGACCAAAACGTAGGGAGACGCGAAAAGATCAGACCTCAATACAGCACGCTCACCGGCCTCGAATTGTGGCACCTCGCGGACCTCCTTGGACGCAAACGCCTCGTCCTTCCAGCGCGCCTCGAAAGATCGCATTCCATTCACCTCGTCTTCCGAGATCAGCGCGCGCCCGCCACCGAGAGACACGAAGCCGAACCGGCTCTGCGGAAGGCGTCTCAGCTCATCAACCTCGCCGCGCGCAAAGGCATATCCTGGATAGGCCTCGATCTCCATCATGATCGGTTTGCGCTTACTCGCTACGCGCCGCCTCACGAACAGCTTAGGACAGTAGATCTCCACGACCAGACCAGCACCAGAAGCAATCTCTTCCAGACGCGCCGCCTCACCAGAAGGCAACCTCAGCACAGCCCATTTTCCAAAAGGCTCCAAGTTCCATTTTTTCGCCACTTTCCATAACTCCTTATACTTTATCTCTCTCTCTCTCTCTTAAAGACAGGAAGAAGAATAGAATAATAAGAGAGCCTAGGTTTACTTAGAACGAAAGCTCATTCCCAGCGGACTTCTGGAACCTGGAGCCTACCTTCCGTTCTTTCGTTTTCCCAACCTTTATTGGCTCTCTCGTTGTTTCGCTCACAAACCGGCGTCCACCGGCCCTCGCACATCCTGCAAGAATCAAGAAAGGCGCTTTTCCTTTCAAGAAACTATTCAATTAAGTACGAGCCAATTTACCCCGATTTATAGACATCGAACCCCTCTCGGACTTCTTCGTATTTTGTGACCAGATATTTGCTTTTCATCTGCACTTTCTGGCCGGTTGCGCCGCCTAAAGCGACCATCGCATTGTGTTCCCAGTGGACCACAGACCTAGTTCCTGCAACCCCAGCCATGAACCTCGCGACCATTCCCGCCGCCCGCAATTTGCGGATGTTGATCTTTTGGGCATTGCGAACTTCGGCCACGAGCCCTTGAGCTTCGAAGTGCGCGAGCTTGAGCTCGATGAAGGCCGCTCGACCGTCGCACGCCACCATCGCATCTGGGAAGCCGAATGTCCCGCCGGAGGCATTCTCAAACCACCACACCGCGCCCCAGCCTTGAGCCTCAAGCCACCTGCGAACGTCCGCTTCCGCACTGAACACCTTGCCCGTCATCGCTATCTCCTTTGTGCGACGTATTGGAACTTGGACTTTTCAGAATTTCCAGTCTTGACGACCCTCTTCTGGACCAAAGACACCAACCCATTGGTCTCTGCCAGCATGGCGTCGTGGCGATGGACACCGCTGCAGAACTCTCCAACCCAGTAAATGATCCAATCGCCCTTTTGTGCGGCTTTAATGGCCTCAAGGAGTGCGCCCTTCTTTTCTTTGGAGACGTCAATCATGTTCTGCTCCTGTGCAGCTCGTTGTAAATTATGTCCATCTTGTCTTCTTCTCTGAGCATTTTGTCGTTTATGACGTGCCACATCCGATCGATCGTCGCTTGTAACTTTTCGCACCCCTCGGAACTCGCCTCCTCCAGCGCCTTTTTGGCCTGAGAAAGCTCGTGCTCGAGGCGCTCTGTCTTCTTCAGGAATTCTGGCCTTGGATTGTGGTTGCCAGAATTTGCATTTTTGCGGATCAGATTCACCTCTTCAGAACATTCTTCGGCCATAGATTTGACGATGTCAATCTGTTCTTTTCGGATCCACCAACGCGGGATCGGACTGAATCCGGCCTCGCGCAAGAATGGAGCTGAGTCTTGTCCCATCACAAGTCTCCACTTTCAAAAGCCATTATCATTGCATCTTCCAGCGCGCTGTCCTTCATCTCGCACCAATCCGGCGTGGTGCTGTCCGGCGGAATTGCTCGATCTTCGCGGTCTCTTTTGTGCGTGCAGAATCTGCCAACCGCGAAGATGCAATAATAGCCTTGGTGGAAGCACTTCGCAACGAATTCATCCTTGTTCAGCTCTGCTTGAATGACCACTGGTCCGAATGTCTTTTGCATCTCAGCTCTCCATGATTGCTTGGACCGGACGATTGTCCTGCCCTTGGTATTTGCCGGTGTATTGGGCTGGGTGGATCAGCTCGTGGAACACGACTTGCGCGATGCCCGTTCCATTCTCAATGAACAGCGGACGCCAGCCGTGGTAGACCAGCTCCAGAGTCAGCCAGCCTTCCCATCCTGGCTCAATGACGGTGTTGAATACCGACAATCCCTTGCGCGCCCAAGTCGACTTGTCATGGACGATGCCCAGAATATCATCAGGCATTGTGAACCGCTCGACGGTGGAAGCCAGCCGGAACCGGCGGAAAGGAAACAGCCAAACGTCTTGTGCGATCCGCACATCGTATCCCGCCTCTCCGAGTCCGTAGCTGACGCCATTGAACTTGCGCTTTTCTTGGTGGAGTGGGGACATCGCCCCGCTCTTTGCAAGTGATTCCCCATTCACGATCATTTTGCGCCCCTCGTCTTCATGGCATAACCCTCCAGCTGCCAGATCTTGTCGATGGCCTGCTTGCGCGCGACCCGCTCACCGATGGTCCGGTCGTGGTTCGCCGGATCGATGACATTGCTCTCGCCGGTGACCTTGGCCCCGTTCTTCAGCACCAAGACACAGATGGTCAGGGTCTCGTGCTTGAAGTACACGTCATGGTCCACCAGCGCATCGATCGCTTCGATTGTCAGTTTCATAGTTCACTCTCCATCAGGTCTGTTGATTTCACAATGTGTTCACGGATTTCTTTCAGAGGGTCTTCGGATCTCTGGCAAAGGTCTCTCAGCTCGTCGTTGACGACCGCATACTGGAACCGCCCATTCACCTTGAGGCGCTTTGGCCAGCTGAACACGCCGGTCTCGATCATGACGCGCCGCAACTCGTAGTCGCTGTCGAACACGCGCCCTTGGACGGTGTTGCGCGCCCAGCCGACCACGTCCTTGATCAGCAGCGCCGCCGGACGTCCCATGTCTTTCAGCTGCTCAGCCAGCGCCGCTGCTTCCAGTTGAGCCTCTGACCTTGAGCCTTCGATCAGTTCGCGCTTGCGCTCTGTCATCGGTGCGCGGTCCGCCGGAGAAACGTAGTCGCCGTAGTTCTCTGCCCAACGCTTGATGATCGCCAAGCCGCCGCTCTGGATCCACTGGCGAAATTGCGTGAAACGCTCACGGCTCCACGGAACCTCGGTGATTTCTGGATAGAACCAGCGTCGGTCGTCGTTTTCCATCTTCAGTGCGCGCATCGAATTCGAACAGGCCAAGACGTGACACCAGTTGTCGACGGTGTATTGGCGCATGTATTTCTGGTTGACGGTGACGTCGTGGTCTGTGATCACGGACTTCAGAGCGTGGTAGGCCTTCCAAGATGCGCCAGAATAGATCTCATTGACGATCGCCAGCCGCTTGTGCGCCACCCAGTCATTGAACGACGAGGTGATGTCGTTCTCGCTCGGGAAGCCGACGTTGTGGTCTCCGACCAGCGGAGCGAGGATGTGAGCCCCGAGAGTGGTCTTGCCGATGCCCTGCCGCTCAGAGACCAACAACAGCCCGTAAGACATGCGGATCTCCGGCCTTGCGATGACGGTCGCACACCAACGCTCGACCTGCTTGCGCTCGTCTTCGTTGATGAACATGTACGACAGGAAGTCGATGAATGGCTTCACATTCCCGTCCTGCCCACGGACCTTGGACGGCACGTGCATGTTGATCGCATTGGAGCCTCGGTAGTCAACAAGCAGACCCTTTTGGTCAGGCCGGTAGCAGACTCGAACCGAACGGCCCTTGTAGGCCTTGGTTATCAGTCGCGCGGTGTCGTTCACATGGCTGAAGCCAGCGACGATCTTGTTCAGGACCGCCTCAGAGCGCATCATATCTGGCATCTCAGTGCAGACGTAGGCGTCGGCCTCTTCGACGTAGGCCCACATGTGCTTGAAGCTGTCTCTCAAGACAGTGACCGGACGACCCTGACCAGACGGGTTTGGCAAAATGTCGGTCGCCCAAGTTGCTGGATTGAGCAGGTCGCGCATCGACGGCCCAATGTAGAACCGCGCGCCGCCATTTTCCCTGAACATCTCCTTAGGGAAAGGGTCTGCAAGGTCGAAGCTGGTCGGAAACCGGCTGTTGAACTCGATGGAGAATGTCGGCATCTTGATGGACTTTGCCACGGAAGAGATTGCATCCTTACCCGCCTCATCATTGTCGGCCACGATGTACGCTCTGTCGATGCCGTTTTTGGCCAGCACGCGCCAATCCGTGCGGTTTGGGTTCATTGCCCCGCCGATCCAGCCAACGTGTGCTGCGCACGTCAGCTCTTCACCCCAAGGATGCGCCGCCCGAGCTTCTTCGGCCTCGCGCGTCTTGCCCTCAGCCAGCCAGCGGCAATAGGCCGCAGCCTTGGCACCTTCATGGATGAACACGGTCTTGTGCTCCTGAAGCTGCTCCAGACCCCAGAGCGGCAATTCTCCGTCCGGTTCGCACATGCGCCACTGGTTGTCGCTCCAGTAGGTCCATGGTACGTAGTTCTTCTTGGTGCCGCCGTCCGGATCCTTCTGCTCAATTCTGATCTGCACCATCAGGATCTCTTTGCCGTCAACGGTGCGGAACTCAAAGATGTGCTTGCGCTCTGCATTCTTGATCATGTCCGGCGGGTTGATGATCCGGTGCAGCCGCTTGATGTGGGGGAATTCAACCTTGGCCCATGCCGCAGAGATTGCCGACTGCTCCAGCTCTGTTGGCGAGTGGTTGAGCGAGGAGGAGCTGATCTCGCCGTCCTTGCCGAAGCGGATGACAGCAACGTCATCCCAGTAGTTGCCGCGCGTCTCTCGCACCACTGCAGTCTTGAGCGAGCGAGGCTCTGCGCCAATGCGATTGAGGTATTCTCTTACCGCGTCGATGTCTGTGAGCGAACTGATCTTCATTGTGTCAAGTCTCCTATGTAGCGGACCGCGTCGATGCTGATCATCCGGAAGTCGCTGGAACCGCGAACTTGCCCTTTGATTGCGTAGAGCGCCTTGCCAGCACGCCCACGGTCGATGATTTCTTTGCCCAAAGAGGCGAATTTGAACCTGTTTACCTTGCCGAAGATGGAGCCTGTGTCGTCCACCAGCTGCAGGTTTAGCGAATTGACCTTACCGTCTGTGATCTCGTAGCCGCGTTTCTGCACGTTGATGGCTTCGTTCTCGTCTCGCGGGTTGATCTTGGCGAGTGTGCAGAAAACCAACACCGGATAGGGGTCAGCTGCAACTGCGATGTTCTCGATTGGCGTTGGCGGAGTGGTGATGTTCCGATCCATAGGGTCTGGCATTATGCGATTGAAGGCATCTCTGATTGGCCAAAGGCTGTCGATGTCGGTCTTGGGGTCCGACAAGAGCTTTTGCGCCCTCGAAGGCATCGGATCGCCCCTGCGCCGCGACGCAAGAACCTGACCCATCAGCTTTGGGCCAATGCCGTTGACGTTGTGCAGAGGTCCAATCAGAACCCGCTTGCCGTCGATCCAGCCGCTGGTCCACTTGTCCTCGGACTTTTCCGCATCCACCGGAACGTAGTCGTAGCCCTCAGCCTTCATCTCTCTCAAGATCTGGATCTGGCGCATCGGATCCTTCTCGTGGGACAGCGTCGCAGCCGCAAACTCAAACGGAAAGTGCGCCTTCATCCAACAGCACCAGTAAGAGATGAAGCCATATGCCACAGCATGAGACTTGTTGAACGCCCACGAGCCGAAGGTGTTGATCTGGTCCCAGATCTCTGTGGCCTTGACCTCGTCAACCCCGTTTTCCAACGCGCCGGTGATGAACTTGCGCTTGAACTGCTCGAAGAACTCGCCCCCAAGCCGCTTAGACATTGCCTTGCGGATTGCAGATGTGTCTTCCCAGCTCATGTTGCCCATCTCACGGACGATGCGCATAACGGTCTCTTGGTAGACCACCACCCCGTAGGTCTCCTTGGTCAACTCTGTCAGCATTGGGTGGATGGTCGTAACAGCCTCCGAACCGTTGCGCCGCTTGACCCACTGGGACGCGCCGCCGGTCGCCAACGGACCTGGACGAGCCAGAGCGGAGATTGCCACAACATCATCGAAGCGGTCAGCGGTGATCTGCTTGGTGAGACCTTGCAGCGCCGAACCGTTCCACTGGAATATGCCGGAGAATTCGCCCCGATTGAGAACGTCGAAGGCCGCTTGGTCGTCTAGCGGAGCCTTCTGCAGATCGTTCATGGTCAGACCTGCCATCTTCAGCGCATCCTCGAACACCGAAAGTTGCGTGAGGCCCAGAGCGTCGATCTTGAGAAGGTTGAGATCTTCGGCGTCGTTCTTGTCGCACATGGTCGCATTGGTCCGGTGATCCACCGCAACATACTTCGCAATCGGCTCAGCCGCCACGACCACCCCAGCAGCGTGCTGGCTGTAGTGTCTTGGGTGACCTTCCATCCTTGTCGCAACGAGGATCTCAGGCCATTCGTCCAGCAGCTTCCGCCCAGCGTCCATCGTCCGAAGCGTGTCTTCAAGAGTGTCCAGCGCGCGGCTGTCGCCGCCGGATCGTTCGATCAGCGACTCAGCCACAGAATCACACTGCCAACGCGGAACGCGCAATGCTGCTCCGGCCTCCTGCAGCGCCGAACGCGCCTTGTACATCGTCACCGTGCCGAGACGCGCCGTGTGGTCAGCGCCGTAGGTGTCCTCGATGTAGGAGAACACACGGTGACGCTGCTGGTCCGAGAAGTCGATGTCGACGTCAGGCATGTCCGAGCGGTTGATGTCGATGAATCTCTCAAAGATGAGGCCGAACGGGATCGGATCAACGGTGGTGATCTCCAGCAGGTAGCAAACCAAAGAGCCGCAGGAAGAACCCCGCGCCGGTCCGACTGCCATCCGCTTGCGCGACCACTGACATATGTCAGCAACGAGGTAGAAATAGTCCTCGTAACCCTTGGCCTCGATCAGCTCAAGCTCTCGGTCCAGCCGCGCCTTGTAGACTGGGTCGTTGATGTCGCACCCGATGCGCTCTGCACCCTGCTCGCACATCACCCTCAGCGTCGCCGGACGAGGCGGGTGAACCAATTCGGCCTTCTTGAGCTGTGCACTCGATTGCGACCAGATCCAGTCGCGCGTTGCAAGTGCATCGAACCGCTCTTCAGATGTTAGGCCGGTACGATCTGTTGAGTTCATCCATTCGGAATTGTTCTGGATGTGTTGATCGTAGGTCTGAGTCTCAGCGCCCCGCCCGACGAGAACCTCGTAGAACCCTTGGTCGCCGTCCTTGACGAACCGATTGTCGCTGGTCGCAACGAACTTCATGCCAAGCTCTTTGGCCTTGCGGACGTGACCGCGCGACGAGGCCGGACCGAGACCGTAGAACAAATTGTCCTGCAGCCGGACCTTGTCAAGCTTGCAGCGGTGGCCAACAACCTTGAACACACCTTCCGCCGCCAGAGCGTCCTCGTAGGTTATGATTGGCTGGTAGCGGAACTGCTCCGTGGCAAGCGTGATGAGCCGATTGAGAGGCTCGATCGTGTCAATCGCTATGAAGGTCCAGTAGTCGACTGTCGGCTTCTTCTCTTCGTAGCTCTCTGCAACCGCAAGCTCGATGCCGTAGACCGGCTTGATGCCGTTCTTGGTGCAAAGCTTAGACCACTTGTTGAAGCCAAAAGTGGATGCGCGGTCAGTTATCGGAGCGCATGAGAACTCACACTCCTTGATCCGCGCCATGACGTCTTCCAGAATTCCTGCAGCTGCTCGAAA